ATATACTGGGGGCTCATAATCCGCATCGTAGACTGCGCTAAAGCGTCTGTAACGACATCTACATTAATATTGCCCTGTTGCATTGCGACATCTTGAATCATGTTAACAAGGCTCACTTTAGTGCTTATAAACGTGTTATAGAACACCTTTATGCACTCGCACTCGTCGTATGTTCCTATTACATATCTTGGTTTATTTTCCATAACGGTATTGTAAAATTCTACAAGTTGTTTAGCATCGCCGGTTTCAGCACCGTCGTCGGTTCCGATCATAATCATTTCTGGATTTACCATGTCCCAAGCTACACTACCCATAGCTATAAGATAAGGATTATATACGAATCTAGTATTGTTTATTTTAGGCACAAACTCTCTTCGAACCGTTCCTGGGAGAACAGTGGATATAAGCACTAACAATTGATCTTTAGTCATGTGTTTGTTTGCTTCTTTAAGCACATCGTTTACAATTTCATAGCTGAAATCTTTCGGTTCTAAATGAGCCGTAGGAGATCGACCGTCATAATCAGGATCGTGCGGTGTTGGAACTGCTACGAATACAATATCTGTGTCAGTGCATGCATCTTTAATTGATGGAACAATATTTACTAGGTTGCTTTCGCACTGTTCTATATCATAACCCCTTACAGTATGCCCTTTTTCAACTATTGCTTCTGCACAAGGCATTCCTAATTTTCCAATACCTATGTAACCAATATTCATTCTATTTTTCCAACCCATGCTTTACCAAAATTACGTCTTCTACTAAAATAGATATTTTCTAAAAATCTTTCTATTGTAATATCTTTCGACTCTAAAAAATCAAACTTATATTCACACTCACTGTGTAGTGGTAAATCGTCTAACAGATTTCCTAAAAAATCATACTGATATTTCCTATGTATAGGATAATTCTTAACTTTATTATAGTCTATTACAAAGTGTTTTTGAAAGTCAAGTAATTCTTGATTTTCTTCCGAGGGAAAATTTTTATTCAGAAATTCTTCAATTAATGAAAATACATATTCATACTTGTTAAATGCATGAATGTTTAATGTTGTTCTATGCACTAAATTCCAGCCATGAACTTCAATGTTTGAAATATCTGGATGATTTATTTGTCCGTCAAACATCCAATTGCGATAATATTTCTTAATGTAGTTTCTTTCAGTCTCAAACCATTCATCTTGTTTTAAAAAGTTGTATAAATTTTCATAAAACTCTTTATAATCTATGTTTCTATGTTTTTGAAAATATCTACTTATGTATGTGGTTAGCCCATTTATATGGAAGGTGTTAATAAACCAACTGAAGGCATGTGCTTCTAACATTTCTTCAGTTGACATATCCTTTGTAGAAACCACCACATCGACTGATTCCTTCAATTCATCAAAATTATAACTTCCACTCATATAGTCATAGACAGGTCTTGATTGAATTTTATGTTCTTCTTTCTGTCCTAGATTCATTTCTGCATTTTGTAACATTTGTGCATGTAAAATTGTTATACCGGTGTGATTACCTGCCCTAAAAAGTTTCCAAAATCCTTCCTTCCAGGTTTCTACGGTTTCGCCGGGCAGACCTAAAATAACCTCTGTGTAAACAGGAATATTATTTTTATCACACAATGCAAATATATCTTCAATCTTGTGTTGATCGAGATTTTTTCTTTTTATATTTTCTAAAACATCTAAATCCATACTTTGAACACTAACAGTTAGCCCTTGGTTAAATTTGGGACTTCTTATTAATTTTTTTACAATGTCTACTACTTCATTTTTTTGATTTTTTGCCCATGCAACAGAGAAAGTATAAGGATACCCATATTTTTCTTGCACTTCTAATAACTTATCTGCAATTAGATTATCTCTCTCAACAAACATTCCAAAGTTAGCATCTGTGATACTTACAAATCCACACTTATTTCTTCCTATCCATTCCAGTTCGGCAAACACTCTTTCTAGATTAAACTTTTTCACTTTGTTATAAGTGAGACTGCCCCAATCACAAAATGTGCATGCATATGGACAACCCCTGTTGGTTTCAAGTGTAGCATTCCATTCAACATTTTCTGTGCTTGATACTATATTATCAAAAACTCCTGCTAAGTAAGGGCTTGGTATAGAATCAAGATCCGATATTCTTACGGAGTTTCCAGTATCTACAACTTTACCTGCTACATTTATCTGTATGCCAGGAATAGACTGTATTGGTCCGTCATTCTTTAAAGCAATCAAAAGTTCTTTAAAAACGATTTCTCCTTCTGATTTAATAACATAATCTATAAAAGGATAAGATTTAAAAAGATCAGGCTTGGTAATAGGTATTTCAGGTCCGCCAAATATCATTATGGCAGAAGGATTTATTTTTTTGATTTTTTCGGCAAGTGCGTAATTATAGTTTTTATTCCAGACATAGGTGCTGAATGCAATTATATCTGAAGTTGCTAGAGTTTCTGCGGTAGCTTGAATACTAGTGCGTTTCCAAACAATTGTGTCTAACTTATAGTAATTTGTAATATCATCAAACTGTGAAACATATGCCCATAGCACACCCACACTGTATGGAAGGTAATGAGCATTAAACTCTTTAGGGCCTTGTTGAAAATTTGGTTGAACTAAACTTACTGTTTTTTGGTGCATAGATTTCTTGTTAAATAGTATTGCGTGTAATATTTATGAAACGATTTAAGATTAAGAAAATAATAATAGAAGATAACGAATATATCAACAACTTTGGTATCTCTACCATCGAGACTGATTTTGAATTAGTTGCACCAAAACTAAGGAAAAAATTAGCTAAGACTAATTATGTAGTTATATCTTTAGGATATCCCAAAGACGGTTGGAAAACAAATACAGATATTTTTAAATTTATTAGCAAAAAAATTATAGATATGCTGTTACGTAAAGAATTAATTTTAATTTTTGATGCAACCTTAGAAGGATATGGGTATAATTCCTATCCTATTAGAAAGTCATTAGAAAATGCGGCTATAAAGCGCGGTATAAATCCTAAATTAATTTTTTTATTCACTGGAAATTTTTTAGACGAGTCTAGTATTATAAATGTAATTCCTATATATAACCTTGATAGTTCTTTTATGGGCTGTCTTCCCAAAATTAATAATGTAATCGACAGCAAAAAACTTTTCTTTGAAACAATAGAAGATAAGCATTTTTTAAGTCTTTCAAGGAGAAACAGATTTTATAGAGTATTAGCGAATTTCATGATGTATTTGCATCCATTACAACAGTTTGGCATAATAAGTCAAGATAAGGCATTTGATTTTATGTTGAATGATAAAATCTTTACTAAGATAAGTAAGACTCCTGCCGATCTTGAAAATTTTAAAAACTCCCTACCTTGGATAGCCGATAAGGATAATTTTAACAATAATGACCCTATGAATGCTTTGTGTGACCTGCATATGCGAACACCTTTTTCTTTGGTAAATGAAACATTGACTGATAACGAGAATAACACCAGTTTTTTTTATAGTGAGAAAATTTTAAAACCTATTATTGCGTTTCAACCTATGATTATTTACGGGCAACCCGGAATAAACAAAGGATTAGCTAATTTAGGTTATAAAGATTACAGTGATTACTTTGATCTAGATTTCGACGACGAGATTGACAATGTAATTAGATTCAGAAAGTTGCAAGAATCGATGTTAGATATATCAAATAAATTAAAACATATGACAAGCAAACAGCGAGTAGAATGGCGTTATAAAAACTTAGATCTTCTACAACATAACTATGATGTTTTCTTGCAGAGAACTAATGCAAGAACACAGATGAACAGTTTTTTTAAAAAAGTATGGATCCTTAAAAAACGCAAAATATTGTTTTAATCTAAAGGTTTAAATTTTATTATCTAAATTTAATTTAACCTGTTTTGCTACATTGTATGATCCTTTTACTGTCCAGTGATTGCACGGAGTGATATATTTTAGAGGAGCTTTTCTTTTTTGCATATATTCGGAAGAGGTATGAAAATCTTGTAAGTTTGCGTTATTTTCTAATTTTCTAATATATTCCATATAACTTGTGCATCTGTCAGGTTTTAAAAACTGTTTCCAATCGATCAAGTGAGAAAAAGAAATATAATCCTCGCCTAGTGTTTTTTTAAAATATGTTTGATTTATTTTATCATCAAATGCAGACCCAAAGAAGAAACGGTAACCGTGCGCTCTGCAAAAGGTGCTTGCTTCAGCCACAGTTAGCATAAACTCCATAACATCTACATGTTCTTCCCAAATCTGTCTTGCATAAATTTTTTCTAGTTTAGCAATATTGTCCCTTTTAGAATCTAAACTCGGCCAGATAGTGGCCCATTTTTGATGGTTCTCTTCCCCTGAGGTAAGTTTGTCTTTTTTGAGGAAATCAAACCTCTCTAATCCAGTTGCCATCAAAATAACAATAACATTACCCACATTTTTCGGAAGAGGATTTAGATATAGTTCTTTCACAGCTGCTCGATTACCTGCACCGTTTACACCTAAACTCATACATTTATAATCTGGCATGAAATGTTTGCATAATTGTTTTACCCAATTGTTTTTTCCTTGTTCGTCTATAAAATGCTGTCCACTTATGTTATATAATCCTGGATTTTTGTCTGCTATGTATTTCCATGTTTCCTCAGAATACGCTCCTACACCTTGCGTAAAGCTGTCGCCTAACCCAATTACAACGTTATCTTCCGGTTCAATTTTATCAATATGTGATTTTAATGTCATAAATTGAAATAGTCCTTGTAGTAGTTAACAAGCTCTTGTTGTTCAGTCTGAGCTTCTGTATGGTAAGACATTAACTTGGTTTGATTATGTTCTAGAACATCGCGCATAGATGTATACCAAGCTATTTTATCTTGGATTTTCCTTACAGCATGCAAACTTTGAATGATTGCATCCATTCTTTCATTATCTTCAAGATTATCGTAGGATTCATCTATAAATCCCTCAAATGTTCTAAATCCTAAACTCCTAAGATATTTTAAGCTGTGTTTTGCACCAACAACTATAAAAGGATGCATGCATGCTATCGGTTTAAAAGTTTTTTCACTAAGAAAAACACTGTTTTCATTATGAAAATACGATGATTCAGTAATTATGCTTAGCCAGGTTTTATCATGAACATCATCTAATATCCTATTAATATAAGAAACAAACTCTTTTTGATGATTTTGCTTATGTTCTATTAGACTTGGTGATAATTTTATACTTTTATTCACTGTCTTGTCTGTTAATTCAAAAATTTCTTGATCATAATGTGATATATCAAACCGGTCTAATTTAGGCATGCTAATCAATCCGTCTTCAAAAAATTTGGTTTGTATCAGCTTTGCATAAAAGAGAACACGATGAGGTCGTTTATTCAAATTAGTGCAATCAAAAAGTTCAATATTGTGTTTTTCTTTATAATTAATTATTTTATCAAAAGTGATGTCTAGATCTCTATCGATATATGTTCTAAAAATATAATATGATAAACTGATTGAAGGAATTACTTTTATTTTTTCGCTCTGCTTATTTTTAAGCGTCCACTGTTCATGATCTAACTTAGTATTTAAAGCACCTGACATGTAAACAATACTGGATGGCGGAAATTTAAATTTGTAACACATTTCGTAGAACCATTTCCACAACCATGTCTCATGATAACCTTCTACACTTTGATCTATAATTAAAATAGCCTTTTTATCTCGCAAATCTCTTACATATGTGTCGCATAGGCAATCAAACAATGACCGATTACCGGTATTTCCTGTCCAATCATTTGGATTATATCCTACAGACACAGCAATAGCATAATGATCTACACAAGTTGTTAAGCCTACGGCATTAATATTAATGTTATATACGTGTTTGGTATTTTCCAAAACTTCTAGCACTTGCGATGGCCGGCAGAAATCTACCGATTCAAAATTTACCAAACCTTGTCCGTAAAGGTTTTTATTAAAATTGAAACTTGAATTGAAAATTATTTTTTCAAACTTGAAATTCATTTCCATTTAACAATAACTCTTACACAAATCCATAAAATTATTCATGTCTGGAAAAGTTTTACGGAAATCTAGGTTTCTTCTTCTATCATATTCTGTAAACCAATTAAAAAAATCTCGGCGACCTTCCGATATTTTGTGATCATTATAATGGCTATTTCTCATATATTCAACGACTCGTTTGAATTTTTCAAATTCAATAGTAGAAAATTGGGTTTTATTGTTATTATCTAGGTTATTTTTAATAAATTCTAGATGATTTTCCATATATGGCATAAATTCGTCTTTAGGTAGAATATTCATATCGTATTGTAAGGGCTCTTTTAGGTATGGGGTGTCAAATCTTATTCTTTGCCATTTACGTTGTGTGTCCTTGTTATAGATCGTTCTCCATTCTAGTATTTGTTTCAAGAGTTTATCAAAATTTGTGACCGATAAAGCACTAAATGTTATCATAAATGTGATAGACATTTCGGTTTTTGATAGATATGTATCAAGATTTTGTTCCCATATTCCTAGATTTAAACCGGTCCTTATGTATTCCGCTTCTTTACCCCAGGAATCGATACTGGAAAATACTTTAAAGTTTTTTATACATTTGTTTTCTAGCAAATAATTTACAGTATCCGCTAATCTTTCAACTAAGATCGGCTTAACCCCTAGATTTGTATTAATGTTTAGCTCTAAATCCGGTTGGGGTTTAGACTTTAACTCATCAAACAATCTCCATGTGCTTTGCTGAAGAAGTGGTTCACCGCCAGTTATGCGCAAGATTGTAAGACTTTTTGATAATTCAGGCCACCACCTCCAAAAAGCTTCAACGTAAGGATTGTTTTCTTCTTTATACACTTCAAACCAGTCAACATCATTACGATGATTTTTTACCATATCATAAGGTCCGAAGTCCTTTATTTCTTTATAATAAGAACTGGAGTGTTTAGGGTGACAATATCCGCATTTAAAATTACATTCGTTACCAAAACTGATTTCAATGTATTGCGGATTTATATTTTGGTCCCATTCTCCCTCGGTAATTTCCCTGTATCTCTCTGGCGTGTAAATTGTAGAGTTTCTTTCTTTCCTATCGGATATATATTCTTTTCCAAGGTCCTCTATGTTCCAACAGTATTGACATCCTGCAGGTCTATTTCCGGACAGCATTTCTGCTCGCTCTAATTTTTTTTGTGGGGTGTTATGTAACGCACTAGGATTTTCATTCAGTTCATCCACTGGAATTTTATGCGGAGCTGGGTGGTAACAGCTATGTGTCTCCCCAGTTTGAAGATAGATTGTTGTGTGATGCCACTTTGCCATACAGAATGTAGGGCTTATTTTATCCATTAAGGGTTGTAGTTCTTCAATTCTTTCTTTATCGCTCATATTGTTCCTCGAATAGATCCTTTAAAAAATCAAAATCATTTATTTTTGCAAGTGTATCAAGATCGTTGCTGTATTTTTCACCGTATTCGCTTCCGGCGATTGCTCCCTCAATTGCAAAGTTGCCGTAACGGCGTCCTTCCCCTTTAGTTTTCCAGCTTTGTAATCGTTGCTGAGTTTCGTTATCGTCCTGTCTATTAATAATTCGTGAACTTAGCTTGCAACACTCTCTAAATGCAGACTTCCATGTGTTGAATGGATCAGTGTTAAACGAATTTAGGTTCGATATTGTTTTGACAGGTTTAAAAAATCTAGAAATTGATGTAGTCATGTCTACTCCATTTTCGTCCATTTCTAAGACTAATTTTTTAGGTAATAATTTAACGCCGCCGTATCCATATACCAACCCGTTAACCGGATTAATACTTTCCCAAACATATACAGTAGTTTTTCCGGCGGCATCATAAAAAGGTATTCTAAAATCAAAATTAAAAGAGTCAGTGACAATAGAATCAGCATCTACAACCCAAAACATATCAGTATCTGATTGCTCTGCCGCTTTTTTATGTGCAGCATGAATCCCTTTAACGCCATGAACCCGTTTTGCATCGGGCGCCTTTGTAGATTTCAGTCTTTCGTAGTTTTCATCTGCAAAGCTTTCATTGTAAGACAAAAAAATTATATCGTATCGAGGAGGATTAGAAGCAACGATGTCTACCTCCTTCTTTTCTATAAAAAATCTGTTATCAAACTCTCTCTTTGAAACTTTTTTATGGCTACTAAAAAGACAGACACCGTCAAAAAACTCGCCATTTTTAAATACATGAGTCATTTTTAAATGAAATTTATCAAACTTAGGAATAACATAGTCAAATGTAAAATCAGTAATTAGCGTATCATGCCAAACTGCCCAAAACATATCTCCTTTAGTATCATTGAACATCTTTTCATAGTCGTCATAACAGGGATTTTGTAAAATTTCATATTTGTAATCTTCACTGGCTATTACATCAATTTCTTTTTTATTAATAAAAAATCTATTGTCTACTTCTTTCTTACTAGGTAAATTCTTCTTGGGTATAAGGACCACGCCATCGTTGTGTTTTCCGTTTCTAAATACATGAATATAGGAATCATCCCATTTTGTCGCTTGGTATGCATTTAGATTAAAATCATCACAGATAAAGGTGTCAGGAAATATAATCCAGAACATTTTTGTAAACGGAATAATTTTTTTATCTAAAATTTGTGAATAATCGTCAATTTGCTGAGCATTAGGGTAATTATTTTTTAAAATCTTAAAGTTTTCATCTGCATGATTGCCCAAAAAGAAAATATCATACATCTATTAACCTCTGTATGTTTTGCATAATTCTATAGTCTCATTATATAAATCAAGAGTATACTTACTTTGATATTCATCCAACCAAGGAAGATTAATTCCTGTGTTTAATTGTATAGGATTAGCAAGTTCCTTGGCTAGTTCTATTGCATTATGTTTGTTGTCGGGAACATTCGAGTCATAAAATTGTTTAAGATATTCAAAATCTCTTACATCCACGTAGTTCCAGTCGGTGCAGTTCGTGTAATAAACCCCTTGTCTGGCTCCTAACACTGCATATATACCGTTTTCGTCATGAGAACCGACGGTTGACCATTGCTTTAATCTATGTATATTATGCCACCAAACACGAGTTGTTAATTCACTAGCCGGAACTTTAATTCCATCCAGAAGGCTCATCTTTACACCTTCTCTGAATCCGGCACGCCATGCTTGAAAAGGGCTAGCATTTATAAAACTTTTACTAAAAGTTATAGAAGAATTCTTATACCCATCTTCCCAACAAAAATCAACCTGTGCTCGGTCGGATTCTGAAGCTTCATGGGTTTTCATATTTAAAACGAATTCACGATTCCATAATTTCAAACCTCCGTTTCCGTATCTTAACCCATTTACAACATTTTCTCCGCACCATCCGTATACTTTTACTGCCGGGTCAGACATGTTTATATCTAAATTAAAAAATGCAGGATCTACAATATTATCAGCATCTACACTTACAAACCAATCTGTTTCACTTAATTCAGCGGCAGCCTTATGCGCAGCATCTGATCCTTTTACTCCGTGAACTCTTTCTGCCCAAGGCACTTTGGTTAAGAGGTCTGCATAATTTTGTTCTGCATTAGGTTCATCGTAACTGAGATAAATTTTGTCAAATTCAACTATTTTCATTGTTTATACATACATAGTTTTTGAAGATACGTTTAGTATACACACTAAATTGCGTTTTTCCTACTTTTAACGGCCGAGAAAAAGATTTTTTATAAAGTTCCTCTACATTCACAGAGAAAGCGTCATGAATAATGTTAGGATCATTATAATCTGTAATTAAAAAATCTAATTTTTTGTCGCCTCCCCATGTGATATTGCGTTTTGAAGGTAAGACGCCAGACATGTATGTTCCGTTCCATTGCTCGCCTAATTCAATTTTTATTTCGTTATCGAATAAGAAAATAGCCAAGTCAATCCTATCCGAATCGAACCACTCCTTAAGAGGAATCCTATGCAGAACATCGTCTATTTTAAATAGATTCTTGTATTCGCTAACTTTAATTTCTTGCTGATGTAAATCAATGTAGCAAGATCCGATACGTATTTCTCCGCTACAGATTTGTTTTCCTAAATCTATATCAATCTGTATTACATTTTCTCTATCAGTAAATGCATTTTCTGGTCCGACTTTCTTTACCTTTAGAGACTCTGGATCATATTGTGCTAGATAAACAGGTTCATCTATATCACCAAGCAATTTGTGAAATTCTAAAATGTCTTCTTCCATGCCTTGTGCTCCAGTATGCTTATAAGTTCTTTAGTAATCAATGTTTTTTCATTATAATGAATTACACCATTTTGTTGATAATTGCCTATTTTAAGTTCACAATTGTCATTAAGATAAAAACCTACGTGGTCGCTAACTTTGTTAGCAGGCCATGGCCAATTTTGAATCATAGGTTTTAAATGGACTATTCGAGGAAAGTTTAGATTATGTGTTATATCAGTATCAATTCCTAAAATTTTTGCAGATAATGCAAATGCTTCATCTGTTCCTATTACTTTTGGTTTATGGTCAGTTAAAAACATGTTTGCAAATTCTTTAGGATTATCGATTATCGATCTATTCAATGTAAAAAAGTCAGTTGCAAGAGGACTTTCTTTTTTAAAGTATGTAAAAAGAGAATAAAAGTTTGGTAATTTATTTGCTGTAAATGTTTTTCTATAATAATCACTAGTTATTACTTCGCCTCTGTATGTATACGCCTTTGATGGAAGAAACAATTCAAAGGTGTCTGAAAGATAATCAATCCAATGACTGAAATCATGGGTTAACAATACATCCGCATCAAGACAAACAGTTTCGTCCCACGGTGTTAACTTATCCATGTAGGACCGGCCATCCCATCCTTCTTTTTCTCCCCACTCAATAACTTTGTCAAAAACCCAATCGTTAGTAAGAGGTTCTAATAACCATTCTTTGTCTATAACAAGCGCAACCTTATCATAACCTTCGCGTTGTGTATTTTTTATGCTTAAAGCACACGCATATGCGTTCAATAGATATTCATGGCTTTGGTGTTTGGTATTTACAAATAAAAGATATCCGAAGCTCATATTTGCCTACTTACTAATCTTTCTAGACTTTTTTTATTCATGATGTGGACATTTGTGTTTTTTACTGAACATGCAAAATAATCACCCAATCTAGAACCAGATGCATCATTAATTAAAAAAGTTGCCGATTCATTACTTACATCTACTAGTTTATCTTTGTCTAATGTTACTGTGATAGCCGGTAATGTATAATTGCTAACTTCCTGAAAACCGTTGCAAATATGATTTGCAACACTAAAAGCAATATCATTTCTAAATTGCATATAATTATACCTAAAGATTTGAGAAAAAATTTCGTTATTTTCTAATATATTTTTTACTGTTTCGAAGAAAATTTTGGATTTTTCATTTTTAGTGAACATAAAAGTTGTTGCCCACTTCAGGTCTATTCCGGTTTCTGATATATACGAGTCTAAATATTGAAACCTATCCTGTCCTGACAAATCGTAAACATTTTTAGCTAGAATCACATCCTGTTCTAGATCCCAATATGCATTTAAATTATCATTAAAAATTAGATAATCTGCATCAATAACTAAAGTTTTATCGTATGGAGTTATTTCAAAACTTTTGTGCCTTGTTTGATTTGTAAATAATACTCGACTGGGTTCTTTTCCGTCATTTAATTTTCTATAATTAGTCGGTGCAGGTCGTTCTACCGTAAGTATTTTGTCAAATAGTTCAGTCGATCTATCATAGGTTCCGCATTCTTTCATCCATTCGATTGTGGAAGTATCAGTAACCAATGATACAGGTAATTTTAAATGTTCTGTCGCAAGGCGTGCCGAGTATAATGCTAATTTAGCATAATCTATATCTCGATTGTTGTGTGCAAAAACTAAAATTCCTTTAGTCATCTAATAATTTCTCTACACTTCTTTGTTTTTTAATTTGAGAATATTCTTCTAGATATTGATTGGTTACTGTGAAATACCTATCAAGTATTTCAGTTTGGAAATCATTGAGATCTGCAATTAATATAGGTTTTTGATTTGAGTCTAACAAAACTACATCTGCAATTCTTTTAAAATCAATAAGTGTTTTTACAAAGGCAATTAAAGTTTGATCAACCAAAAATAATCCTCCGTTGTAACCAAGTGTCAAATTGCTTTGTGCTCGGTCTTGAAGATTTTGTATCTTAACATTTAATGTTTGTTGATATTTAGAAAAATCAAGTGCTTTTTGAAATTCTGGGTTCACTGTAAACTCCTAAGTTATAGTAGCAGTTTATTTATTATGATCCTGTTATAGCACTAAAAGTTATGGAGGGTGATTCTATTGCAATAGGATTTACGCCAGCTGGTTGCATTACAAAAATTGGATCTAATGTTACCGCATCTAGAGTAAGTGTTCCGTCAACGCCGTCAGGACCGACACTTGTAAAGGTATGGTCGTCTTCCCACTCTACAAGAAATTGAATAATTCTTGCAGTGCCGTTGCTGTTGTCACTTACATTCGGTGTTCTAACATTAATATCAAAATTATTTGCACCATAAGGCGATGATGCAGAAATAGTATACCAACGATTATAGGCATTTCTACATCTAAAATAATTCTGTCCATTATTTGGATTGACTCCGGTGGCAGGCAATGCCCCTCCGAACGTCGGGGGTGAGGATACAGTTTGTTGTAAAAGATTTGTCCAGCTAGTGTTCTGTGGACCGATCGTGCTAGTGCTTGTGGAAGAAGTTCCGCCGCTTCTTGTGCTAGTAAATTGTATTCTGCCGCCTGAGTTAAAATAATGTCGAGCATTCTCTCCACTATCAAAAGTCATAGTTACTGTGCAGGTTAATTTGTTCTTCCATGTGCTTGTAAATGTAGGTCCAGGACGATCGGTAGTTCCGAATTGATTTGTTCCTAATTTAAATCTTTCCGCGTTATTATCATATAATTGTGCTTGTATTAAGTAGCTGTTGTATGGTTCGTTATTTGCATCGAATTTTATAATTTCATTTTCTACAGGTTGAGGCAATGACGGGACTGATCCTGTTTGATGTTTACGTATGTTAATTAAATCTAGTCTAAGATTAGACCACTCTTGAATAGAAATGCTGTCTCTAACTGAAACGGGGGAACTTTGAACCACCTGTCCATATCCAAAATTCGATGATCCGTTTCCTAAAACTCGTTGAACAATTGTTTGGATATCGTTATAATCTTGTTGACTTATTTTATCATTTACGGCCATATGTCTATTTATAACTCAAATTATGATGCAGAAATATTACTGACAGCATAAGAAGGGCTTGTAACAGAAAATGAGCCGGTTCCTGCTGGTTGAAGCGTTCCTGATGCTTTGCGCTCATCTATTTCTATTTCAATTGTTCCGTCTACTAGGTCGCCAGGAGCAGGTGGTCCTTGGTCTTGATAAGGATCCAGCAAATTTAATTTTACCTCAACTATTGTTGCTGTTCCTGCAGAATTGTCCGCAACATTACACCTTGCTTCTACTCTTACACTATTATCTGCATAAGGAGCACTATTAGATACCTCTGATATTACAGTGTAGCTATTGGTTAATTCGTAAAACCCAGACGATCCTGCAATTTCACTGAAACTTAGCCTGCCAGCGGCTGATAGTAAACTTGTCCAACTATTATTCTGCTGGGTTACTGTTCCGCCGGTTCTAGTTGCTGTAAACCCAACTTCAGACCCACTATTAAAAAAGTGACGAGCGTCGTTGCTTGATCCGAAAGTCATCGTCAAAATAAGTTCCGCCGACGTCGACCAACTTCCTGTAAAAGTTTTTGTATCGATAGCACTTAAAACACTTTGATTGGGGCTAAGTTTAAATCTATTTTCACGGGCTGACTCTATTATAGCAGCATAATTAACTTTAGGATCTGCAGATGTTTCCCTTATTACATCACCTGAAGATACATCTGCAATAGTTGGTGAAAAACCTTCTTGGTGTAAAATAGCATTAATTATGTCAAATTTAAGACTATCCCATTGCGCCGCGGTTATGATATTCCCTTGGAACACCGGCGAGCTTACAACAGACTGTCCATATCCAAAAGATGAAGTTCCTGTTCCCATAACTTCTTTTATTAAATTATGAAGACTGTTGTAGTCTGTATCTTGAATTTCTGCCATTATAACACAATCGCTTCAATTAGCTTTACTGATTCGTCGTCGCTATCTTCTAAAGCAACAGCAAAAATGTGTCCTGATTCACTCGATATTGCATAACCGTTTTGTCCAGCTATAAGTGTATCTCCTTTTGCGACTTTTCCGCCTACTTTTACAGGAACCCTGCCTTTTAATGCAATGTATGTTCCATCCACCAAGTCGGTGTTCATCATAAAAGCAGGATTTTCTGAAACAACTCCAATAGCACGTGATCCTTGTGTGCAGGCTGTTACTTCTGCGGTGCCGCCAACCTTCACTACCACACCAACTTTATACTCTTCATCAGTGAGATATTTTTCTGCCAGATCTGCATATTGTGCCGCTGTAGCTGTTCCTTCAAATAAATTCGCTTTTAAATTTCCAGATGCAGTTCTTGCTGCAATAGAATCTGCAACAGGTGTTGTTTTAGCACTTTTATAATCAGGGTCTGTATCTGTAGCTGAATCATCTATTTTTAATCTATCTGCAAATGTTGCTACACCTTCAAACGTTGTAGCAAAAACCGATCCTGTGGAATTTCTCGCCACTATAGACTCTTTGTTTGCATCAGAAGGAACAGGAATACTAGGTAGTATGTTGTTAAGTCGTATAGCATTTGTTGCGGTGCCTTGTAAACTTCCTTGCACATCTCCTACTAGAATACCTCTAATGTCTGCACCTGCATAACCTATTACCTTATTAGCCGCATCTACAATTATCTGGCTATCATTTGCTTGTAAGTTTCCTGTATGAGTTCCTGTGGTGTTTCCTGTAACATTACCTGTAATATTTCCTGTAAATGTCCTAGCGTATACGTTATCGTATTTCAATGAGGCACTACCGATATCAAAAGTTTCATTTTGTCCTGGAAACATTCCATCTTTATCGACAACTAAAACATCTCTTTCGTCAATTTGTTGTTCAACTACAATCCTGAAATTAATTTCATTACCAAGTTGATTTCTCAAATACAATTTATTCGATTCGACGTTTATTTTTAAATCATTACTATCGCCTAGCGTAAACCCCGAATCGTCAAACGTGACTCCTTGATTAAAAGAAACATTGCCTTTTTGCACAAAATCATCAGAGCTTAATCCATTAATTGTTAATGCATTTGATGCTGTGCCCCAATACACATATGAGCTCCCGCTTATTCCGTTTACATCTGTGTTTGTTAAAGTAAAACCTTTCTTTATCGTTGTAAAGCCATCGATGGGATTGAGTGTTGTGTTTAACTGGAATTCGTCATCGCTTACAATTCCTACTGTTTCTCCGCCGGCATTTAGTTTTAGAATAGTATGATTGGTGCCGCCCGTGTCCTTAACTACTTGCGGAACAGCGGCTGATACACCTTGTGTATTACTAGTTTCCGGGCCTACAAGAATGAATTCAGAGCCTGACCATGTATAAAGTTGATTGGTTGTATTATCCCACCAGAATTCACCAATTTCAAGGCCTGCAGGTGCAGAACCGGTTACTTCTGCACCATTTGCAATTTTAAATTTAGATCCGTCGTAAAATTTTAATTTTTTATTACCACTATCATACCAGACTTGTCCGGCGATTGCTCTAGGCGGAGCAGTTGTGTTTGCAAAATTTTCTAACATATGCAGAAAATTTTCATTTTGAACTTCTCCATATCCAGCATAATTTTTTCCTACAAATCTAATATCAGTGGTGTTATCGATTGAACCGTCTTCGACTGATGTTAGAAATTGTCCGTTAAATTTATCTACCTGATAGGCCATTATATATTGCTCCGATTATACCATATTTATGTAAAAAATGTAATCATAACATCACCGCCAGTATTACTGGGAGTGTTATTTCCTGATGCGTTATCTACCGTAAAAATTTCTGCCGATACAGCATTAGAACTTCTGAAAACAACAAAGTGGTCGGTGTCACTAGTCATTCCATTTAATATGTAATTACCATTATTAAATGTTCCGCTTTCGAAGTTTATTCTATACCTGCCTCTAGATATTCTATCAACACCTGAAACCCGTAAACTATTTTTTATTGATAAATCCGAACCATCGAATCTTACAAATGCTCTTACTTGTCCAGGTCCTAAATCGTCTATTTTTTCTTCTACAGTTGTATCTACATATCTTTTCGTTGCCGCATGCAAATTAGTGGTTGGGTCTGCATGTAAAGTTAAGAACCCTGTCATTGTATCTCCTGATACAGTTACCGAGTCGGGATCTTGTGCCGTAATTGTTATATTACTGGTATTATCAAAAACAACTCCGTTGATAGTTTTGGCACCTGTTAATTGTGAAGCACTAGTTGCACTACTCGCATTACCCACTAACGATGCAGTTATAGTTCCGGCACTAAAATTTCCGGCAGAATCTCTGGCGATAAT